GGGGGCAGTGCACTGCCCTCTCACAGATCCAAAACCACACCATCCCGTATTTGGGAGGCGTGTGCCTTATACAGGCACACGCCCGGGATGAATGGATCTAAATCGGTGTGAGAAACCGCCCCCGGAGGTACAAGGCTCCATCCTCTTGCTAAAGTTAGCAAAAAGGGGCCCACTGGCGTTTAATGCTGACGGTGCCAGACCGTGGCGATCTTTCAAGATGATCGCTGCTTACAGATTGGGCATCGTTCCCTTTGCGCCTCTCCATAAACAACAAACATTTTAAAAGCGCTGGCCAAGAAGTCAGAGGATCCTTCCTTTTCACTACCTTTATGCTCCACGTAAGATATTCATACTTGTGGAGGTTAGGATTTATGCGAATTGGAACTCCTCTCTGAAGATTTACTCGAGATAAAGGTTTCCCTTTATCAAAAGTAAACTGTCTACTTAACCAGCCAAGCCCAGAACTAGTTTCTCCCACTATAGGTAATTTACCTATAACTTTTTCTACCTCATCCATGAGATAGACAGAGGTCCTCCAATAACCTTTCAAATAAAATTGGTTACTGGTAGATATGGTTGAAATAAGTTCTTGAGCTTCCGCCCTGTTTGTGGGAAGCACTCTCCGGATATAGACTGGAGTTATGTCATATCCGTTAAATGCATCCATTCCACAAGATTCCCTAAAATTACTTTTCAGGAAAGACTTGTGGACATTGACCTTGCAATAAAATTGTGCTAAGGTCTCACAAACAGCTTCTGCCTCGCCTACGGGGACAAATAAATCATCCCCATAAACGTACACCTGGCGCATTAATTTCTTTAAATTGCGCCTGGTCACCAGACATCCGCGACCTTTAACCAAAGAGGTGAGTATAACTGTTAAGAAATACATAGCCTCTATCGGAAAGGTCACAGCGCTACCCATGGACGCAAACTTCTTTAGATCAACGATTTGACCTGTGGGAAGCTGCGCAGCCAAACTTCTACATGCTAAAAGACAATCGAGCAAATGCTCAGATGACTTTAGCATAAGTTTAACCAATGATAAGGGTACCCTATCACTGGCTTCCGAGAGATCTAAGCATGCTAAATGCTTTCTCTTGGAGGCTGAAATAGCTAATCTTTTGTTGATCGTTTGGTCAGTAAAATTAACATGACCACCCGTCAAATCAGAAGATTTTATCCTCTCTATAATAAAAGAGGACAGAGCCTGTTGTGTATATTGCATACAAACTGGCTCAATAGCTATAACCCGTGGACCTTTCAGAGTCTTGGGGACGGTTACAACCCTTACGGGCCGTTCGTCTTCCAAACTGGAGAAACTTATAGAATCTAGCCCATACTGACCATCATCTAGCTGGTTAATATTAACCATGCCATAGTGGTCAATGGGAAAACAGGCTTGAAGCCTGTCATGCCAAATTCTATGAACGTATTTCCTATTATGGTAAATACGTTCTTCAGTCGCACCAGGCCCATGCTTGGGAATAGTATCCATGACATTAAAATCATAGAATATTTCTCCCCATAGAACATCCGAAATCTTAGAAAAGATCTCGATATCTTCTATTTGCTTGGGTTCCGAAAGATAACGCTCAACCTGGAGATACCCGTCGATTGCCTTTTGGACCTTTTCAGGTTTACAAGGCAAAAGGATTTTCTTAAAAGCATACGACAATTGTCGTACAACTTTAAGAGCGTCCACGTCGGGATCAACCAAAGTTCGCCCAGTGGCGACATCAAAGATGAGACTAGTGAAACCTCGCAAAAATGCGGGGAGACACTTGCAAAACTTCCATCCCTGGAAGTCTGCATGAGTTACCTGTCCATGCTCTAGGGATCTTTCGATTCCTTGGGCAAAGTTAGGTAGGGTAATCGTATAGAACGATAACCCCTCACCTTCGGCACGTGACTTAATTGTTACTAGGTCACGCACAACGTCGACTTCATTGGCAGAGCATAGTGCTAAGCCATCTAAAAGGATAGCTTCGCACAGGAGGTAATAAGACTTTTCATGGCTTTTCAAGGCTCCTCCTATATAAGGGGGTAGTCCATTCCAGCCATGTGTGATCCATCAATGGCAGGGACACTCTATAAGCATCCCCGCCAGCGATTTAATGGTGATGAATCACGACTTACGGTACCAATCTCCCGTCAATGTATGCAGGAAAAGCTCTTGTTCCAAAGTAAGGATCAAGGTTTTATCCTGTAACAAAGAAAACTGAGAAGCAAAAGCTTCTATTGTCTTAAGGCGAGTATTTACCTCAACTAATAAAGTGAGGATTCGCCTAACAGAAAAATAATCCCTCTCAGGATTCAGTTTGGGAGACAATCCTAGCTCTCACCACCTAGTAACTTCGCGATATTTCCCGAAGTCAACCAGGCTACAAGAGCATCGACGAGATAATCAATCTCGGTATCGGAGAACCCAAACTCGGGCTCATCGACAACGAGGCTGATCCCACAAGAACACGATTTATTAGTCGCGTTAATGGGGTCCTCGGCAATAACCG